GATATATCGTCTACATTAATTTGATTTAATGGCATCGTATCATAATGAGATAGATTTTCTAAAATCCTTTTTTTAGTTAAAGATTCAACAGAATCAATTTCCCAAACGCCCTTGTTCGACCAAGACCATACATATCCATTTTCAGGTTCAGTATGAATCCATACCCCCACACCGCCACCACCATATAAATTGGTAGTATCTTTTCCTATGAAATAAGGAACTTCTACTTTAAAATTATGCTCTGGAGTTAATTTATTCGCTGTGAGTCCATAAGTTCCTAAATTAAATTTAACTCTAGTTAATCCATCAGATGGCTTTGATCTTATCTTTAGAACAGTATTATCTATTGCAAAATCTTCACCGTCTTCTGTTTCAAAACTAGTATCAATTTTATAAACGGAGAAGTAGTCATTTGGACCAACACCAGAAGGCACAACTAGTTCTACTCCACTAAGGATATGTGGATTTCTAAATTCATATTTTTGAACATAAAGATCTGATGTAGAACTTGCTACATATGTTCCAGATGCTAGCGCACTTGTAGAGAATATATTTTTATATGAATTTCCTAATCGAACTTCCGATGTGTAAGAGCTAGTAACTAACTCTGGGTAAGTATTGAGTGCAGACCCATAAACATTAAAAGTACCATTGTACAACAGGGGGCCATTAATGTGTGAGAATAAATTAAACCCGCCGTTATCTCTAGATTCTCCTCTTGTTAAACTATGGAAGCCAAAGACTTTTATTAAGTTTAAATACAATTTGTGCAAATCTCTTCCAAACTCAAATCTATAGAAATCTTCAGTTTTTAATGGTTGAGTAGTTAAACTAGAATTTGATATGCATTGGATTACATTGTATACGGAAGGATCTAATCCTTGATATCCAAAATTAGACACAAATTCTTCTGCCAGAGTGTATGCATTACTTTGCATTTTTCTATGCATCACGGGTATAATTGGATCACATTCTCCTCTGGTTGAATATCGAACACAATAGTTTCCATCAATGCTACTAGTTCCTCTAACAGGGAATGTGGCACTAGAATATACTCCGTAAAATTGATTTTGGGAATTTAACCCCTCGCATCTTGCATACACTTCTGGAATCGTAATGGAGCTTAGTCGATCATACAAGAATGATTGATATGTTGCTACGGGTGCAAACTTACCTGCTGATGGGATGTAACCCAATGGTATGTACGAGTTAAAATTCTGTACATCAGATCCAGCATAGTATCCCGGCATATTAAATCCAGTTCTATCGTACCACCCACCTTTATTTATTAAATTTTGGTAGTTTCTTCTTCTAACAGATGTTCTATCTAATCCAGACAGTCCGATTCCTGATAAGAATACACCATCCCCTAAAGAATCAACTTCTCGTCTAGAGAAGTCTCTATTAAGAGAACTCATATTCATACCAACTCTAGAGAATCCTGCGAAAACTGAAGATGCTGTAAACACATCCGATGATGGAGAGTATGTTACATTGTTACATACATACTCATCATAACCCGCAGTATCTTCATCAGTAATATTTAAATCTACTAACGGGATAGAGTGAGCAGGAGTGTATTCATAAATTGCCTTTAGGATACTCTTTAAACCATTAGATGTAAATAATGATTTAGCATAAGTACTAAATTCAAATGATGATGCTTCTAAAGATAAGTTGAATGAAGATGACTTAGAATTCCATAAAGGTAAATACTTTACTTTATCCTTCTCAAAGTTTCTTAAAATAGACTCTCTGTTGGGTGGATAATTTACACCAGATGTAAAAAATAGCCAACCATTTTTAACAGACAAAATAGAAGTACCTGTTAAAATATTTTGGTTTACATATGTTTTAAACCCATTAACAACATAGCGTGGAACTCCTAGAGATGTAAGTCTTTCCTCTAAGAAGTTCATCATTCTTGGATCTATATCACAATATCTGTAATATTTAATTAATTCCCAAGGAGGTATATTGTTTACAACACCTCGATAATCATATTCAGAATTAACAGAGAAAGGAACTCCACCTATTGTAAAATTTTGTGGATATAACGAAAAACATTCACGAAGAATAGCGTCCACGACTGTACGGATGTTGTGATCCATATCAGTGTAAGAGTAACTAGTCACAGGAACTCCTGCCTCTAATGCTTTTGATAGAGTCCAAGACTCATGGCTACTTAATGCTGAACACTCTGTAGCTAAACAATAGTAAATTAGATTAGGGATGTAAGATTCATACAACTCAGTTATTTCAGAGCTAACATTAAATGAAGTATCTCCGAATACTGATTCTAATGTTAATTTAAGAGCTTTCTTCGTTCCTTTAGACTTGTAAACAATCATGGCGTTTTTTAGTTGACCACGCCATTTGTTTGAATCTGCTCCTAAAAGTTCCCAACCTATAAGATCAGCAATCCTAGGCAAATACTCATCTGGGCATCTGTCTATGTCATAGAGTAAATTTAATTTACTAATCTGATCGTCAACATCATACATTGAGTAAGATATTGCTTGTAAAAACTTACTGTATGGGCCTGCTTGTGTAGTATCTTTATTAAACTTGGATGTTGAATTATACAATTCAAACACATCACGAACGCGAGTATCTTTAGCATCTAAGTATAACGGAGAATATAGTACATCTATCAGAGTGTGTAGCTTATCTAATTGTTGCGTTCCACTAACATATCTACCAGTCCCACTAAGGAACATTGATGGTATTAATTCGTATGTGGAAAATAAAGAACAGGTTGTATAGTTTTTCCAAATATAAGTGGCTACATCTTTTAACGCTTCGTTTAAAGTTATTGGATTGTAATAAAAGAAATTATCTACAATTCTGTCTACAACTAAAGTTGATGGTTGAAAAGCTAAATTGCCGTTAGCAGATGTATTTAACAAGTATAACCAAGATAGATTATTGATAAGGTAATCATGAGCCGATGCTTGAGTAGATAACCCAAATAAATAATTTGGTTTGTTTAACCTTATGTTAGGAATTAAAGTATCTTCTACATAAGATCTAAAATCCGATTCCTTATTAAAATCTTTTAAACTTTTTCCTAATGGAGAAAGTATTTTTTCTTCAAACTCTTGAGTTGTAATATTTGTTAAATTATTTTGTTTTATAAAAAACTGTGAAGCACCAGATAATGATATGAACTCTGCGCCCTTACCAACCCCAGATATATTAAATACAGTATTTATATTTTTTGCTAAATTTATATGTGATTCTAATAATGTATCTAACGGAGAGAACTGTAACCCAGATAAAGCTAAATCCTCAGTTTGGTATATTTTTGGAGTTATAATGTTTAATACATCTACATAATTTCTCTTGTAGAAATTTGGATCACTCCCACCTTGATTTAGCTTTATATTCATTAAATGCCTACCACATTAATAACAAAGTTGTTTAGCTGTATGATTTCATTGAAATCCACATAAATATCCATGTCTAAATTATCCACGGTAGCAAATCTAACTTCTTGAACTTTTAAAATATCTCTAATTAGTTCTGCACGAATTAATGGTTTACCAAAATCGGTGTTCCCGACATTGAAGAATGATAAGAGTCTATTTCTTACCTTAGCTTTTATTGATTCTTCATTTTGCTGCTGGTACTTATCAATTCTAAGTGTTATAACTAAATCTAAAGTTCTAATCACTCCATCAACTAGAACAATCTCATCAGTTAACATTTTTTTAGGCTCCATTGCTTCTAAAAGATCTTTCTTAAACTGAATACTAGCCTGTTGTAGTTGTATGTTAGATGCTACCTGCAAGAGGTAGATGTCAATTATATTGGCAGAACTATAGGCATCTCTAACTACTGCTTTTGCTTTTCCTGATGCTCCTGTAGTAGTGGCAAAAGAGTTCGCAAATGTGGCGTAGTCTTGAGCAGTTACTAATCTATCTTGAGTCTTAAATATTAGAGGAGCGTACCGTTTAGCTTGATCCACACTCTCAGCATCTCTTCCACCAGAAGCTACTGAAGTGTTTTGTACAGTTGCTTGTTGGCTATTTTCATCAGTGATAGATACATTTATAACTTCATTCGATATATTTCCTCTAGTACCACCACCAACTCTGTAAGTAACTAAATAAGTAGCGTTTGTTGGAACAGCCTTACCAGTAACCCCATCACCAAAAATTACTGTAGCTGAGAAATCGTCTGAATACACTACTTCAAAAACACGATCTCCTCCACCAGAAGTCGAGAATATGTTGTCTACTTGAGTCCACGCGCCCGATGCTGTTAAGTCTGTAGTATCAATAAAAACATTAACACTCTTTTCTACTATAGGAGACTCTGTTAATGTTATGAATTTGTTAGCATTTGTGTCTGAGAACACACCTTGTTGTGAAACTAGAGTGCCTTCTAACAATGCTAGATTAGTCCAAACTGTGCTAGTCTGAGAATCAGATTCAGATCCATAAAGCTCTATACTGGCATCAGAATTTAATGATTCGATTGTACCATTAACAGTTTTGTACAAAGTATACGATACTTGTGCTCCATCTTCTGGTGAGTTTATGGTAACTACTCTAGATTGAGGAGAAATAACTACTGGGTTAAATAGTGATTGTGTTGGTAATGTAAGTGATGCATTAGCAGCAGCAGATACAGGACCTTTTAATTTTACACCAATTAATTCTAATAGCTTACGAACATTGTTTCTATTTCTTGCGGTAGAAATATAGTTTTCATGAGCTAACATATCAGCTTTTAATGACATGACAGCACCCATGTAAGCTACTAATTCTATTAGCATTACACCTAAGTCAGATTCTGTAAAATTTTGATAGTCTAATGGATATACAGCTTTGATATATTCAATCAAAGAATCCCGCAATGATTCAAAGTCCGTAGCTGCAAAATTTATTAAATTAGGCTTATTGCTATCAGGGTATTCAGAAAATTTAAGAAAATCCGAGTTTACTCTTCCGTTAAATGTCATTATGCACCTACCTTTATGGAAACATCACCAACTTGAGTTGCATCCTCTTTTAGTTTAAAAGATAAAGAAATCTTTAATCCCGGAACACCCGTGTAGCCTATACTATCTAAAGATACTACAGAAAGTTTAGTTATTATAATTGATGGAATATTTACACTGATTGATTCTCGGATTCTTTCTCTTATTTCAGAGAATAGATCTGCATCAAGAGGCTCAAATAAGAACTGGCGCAGATCTAAGCCGTAGTTAGGGAGCATTAATCTTTCGCCGGGAAATGTACCTAGAAGTTGTTTAATATTTCCTTTTATTAAATTTATGCCAGCCTCTTTACAGAAGTAACCTCTCTGAAACTTTGATTCTCTAATATTGATACCAATAGGAAAATTCAATCCATAAATCTTAGGTTGCTCGGACCTAATTTGCCTTTTTTGTTGTAAGGGTAATGAATTTCCGTATATCGTTGCCATATTATGTTAAATCTATATTTTTGAAGAAGGCTTTTTGCCCATTATAATTCTCTAATACCTCTGTATTAGTTAGTGCTCTAGAATAAAATTTTACACTTCCTACATATCCGTTTAATCCAGAATTTAATCCATGTCCCCTGCCCATGAAGCCGTTATATCCATCGGAGTTATTTGATCTAATACCATCAGTAAATCCACCCCCGATTATCCAAGGAGTAAACGATCCCACAGGTACGGTAGGCCCGTAATTAAAGTGAGCAGATGATGTTGAAGCCAAAGAATAACTAAAAGTATTTGTTTTAGCAAAACTTGGAACTTTTAGTGTATCCAAGTAAGTAGTTCCTAGTGATGCTGAGATTGAGGATGTCGCAATTGTAACGCCATCAAAATATGCTGTTATCTGATCTTTTTCGGGATTTAAAGAAACTGCGACATGCATGAACTCTGATGATACATTAAATAGGCTCTTAGAAGTTCCTGTTATTGTTGCAGACAATGGAACCGAAAACTTGAATACTTCAAATTCAGATATACAAGCAGTTTTACTTGCTTTGTTTATAAAGCCAACACTTGATGTGTTTACTGATCTTGTGGGTGCAATGTAGAATACTGATCCGCTAGCAGGGTTATCTGCGGTATTATTAGAGGGTTCTAATCCCTTAGTTATTTGTCTGTCTCTTGTAAATCCTAAAGTTAAACCTCTAACAAATTGAACAGAATTATCGTATGGAGTCTTGTACTCATTAGATTGTAAATTATCACCACCAGTATTTTCACAAGCTAACAATAGTCTGTGATATGATGATGCGCCATAGCCAACTGTTGAGGATACATCTGGAGATGCAGATCCTGCGAATGGTAAATTAACCCAAGTTTCAAAAGTAAACCCTGATTTCTTGTAGGTTAAATTTTGGAATCTAGATGTGTTCGGCAGTCTAACATAATTTCCAAAAGTTGATATCGCACCCGTATTTGTTATCTTTGTTATTCCTGTTAGATATGGAATAGATAGTCCTCTAGTGAAAACAGAGCTAGGGCTTAATCCGACTAGTTGAGCATTGTCTACATTATCCCCGGATGAATTATGGTTTAATACTTTGTAGTCTGTTGAACCGGGAAGTACTGTTTCACCTTGCAAGAAATTGTATACTGCTATCAGATCTTTTGTTACTATCGTATCTGTAAGAGAGACTATAGTTCCTTGTGTGCCGGAAAGATCATTATCATAGACTATTGCACCTTTTCCAACGGCAGGCACAATTAAATGATCTACAGAAGTTGAGTTTCCTGCTTCATTTGCCTTTACATACTTTGGAACTATAGGAAGAACTACACCGGATACTTCCCCCTGTGAGAACATTAGTTTGTTTTGTTTTTCAAACGCGACAGAAACATTCAAATCTTTGAGGTGTGAGAAATCGTTTATTGGAACTTGTCCTAAACCAAATGATGGTGCTTTTCCCACTATGTATGGAGATTTAATAGCTACTTCTATTTGCTTTTTTCTTCTATTTATTTTGCTTTGATACTGAGCAGCAATGGAGTTTAAACTCTCCCGCATATTAATTATAATTGCGGAATCATCAGTATAATCAGGATCACCACTTTGCAACAGTTGTCCTATCGTTGCGGAAACATCATAAATATGTTTATCTCTTTGGCCTTCCAAAGTTTGAATCATGGTATCAGCGGTATAATGCTCCTGAATAGATGGACTATTGTCTACTTTGGCTAAATCAAAAATAGTATCATAATAATTGCTTAGTTGCTTTAAGGAAATCATCTCCCCCTTGCCGCCTAAGTTTGCCGGATAATTAAACTTGTACTTATCTTTGTTAGGAATAAAACCCGGCACAGAAGGAATTCCTCCCTTTTGGGAATCATAATACAAGCCATCTACGGACAAGAGGAACTGTCCTTTTTTGCTTTTTGGAGGTCCGTATACAAGTCTGAATACAGGCTCTTTTGGTACTGGTGTAGGCTGTCTTCCATAAGCGGACAGGGCAGGATCTAAATATACAGGCTCTAACTCTGGATTTATAGATCTTTCATACAAAATTCTATTTATGTTGTTTATAGCAGCGTCTGCGTCTGCTATAAAATCTTTAGCATCATCAAGTTGCTGAATTTCAGCAGCATATAATCTATTTGAATAATCAGGGTCGGCATTTGCCTGAACACTTACCCCACCCTTTTTTAGTTTTTCAAATGCAGATAATTGGCGTAAGCAATCTTTAATAGCTTGTAGCTCACCTTCTATAGCCGCTAAGTTTTCTGTGATTACTGCTCCCGCGCCTGCTGCGAACGCAATAAGTTCCCCTATATCACCTAAAGAAGTTATATTTAGTTGACCAAAAATAGAAACTAATTTAAAATCGCCGTCTTCTCTAATACCTAAAGCTCTAAAAATCATAGACTTGATATCAGCTATCATTCTTAAAGCAGCATCTCGACCTTCTTTTATAGATAACGATATTAAATTTAACATCGTAGAAGGTAACAACTGTGCTCCTATCCCTCCTGCGATTTCTAAAAAACAATTAGGAACTCCGAACGCAGAGCCTAAGTTACCTAAGACATCTCCATCCGCTGATCCTAAAATATTTGATGCTACGCCTAAATCTAACGACATTTTTTATACCGGGGGGTTTAAATCTATTGGGAGGCCATCTACGCGAACTGGAGATACTCCGGTTAGACCGAATCTTAAATCTCCACCACTGATATGAACACCAGCTTTTCCGCTCAAATTTAATACTCCATCTGTATGTATATTTAGACTAGTTGTTGGAGATCCTACAGATCTTATATTTACAGATGATATGGCTGCTGCGGGACTAACCACCAAAGGTGCTCCCGTAGCGGGATCTATTTCAGGCCCTGCAACTATATTTATATCTCCATTTGTGGATTTAATATTAATTGATCCACAAGTGGGGTCAAGAGGACTAGTTCTCATGAGTCCAGACGAGCGGTTTACAATATCAATCCTACCCCCGTCTATAATTTCCATTGCTATATTTGAATCCTTAGATATTAAGTTAACAGATCCAGTTGCATATAAAGTAATTGAATAGGATGGTCTAGACGAGCCTTCAGGTGTTGATTCTTGCAATTCTAAAGAAGCAACGCTACCTAGTAAGCTATCCGCAGTTTTTATAATGATGTTATTCTTGTCAGGACCGTCTTCCAATCGAACCATTTTACCACCAGAAGTTTTTAAATAAACCCCAGACTCCATTTTATTCTCATCGTAATCATGTTTTAATTCTATGTAATGATCCCCGGGACCTTTTAGAGAAACTCTTTGTGGTACTCCTAATTTTCCAAGTGCATCTGAAATTGGACGAGGATCCTTTGGGCCAGATCCAAATCTTTCCCCGTGTTGTGGAGTTACAACAGTAGACAAATAGAACCAAGTATTTTTTTGTATAGGATCGTCAGTCTGGCATACTAGAATTTGAGCGTTCTCTGGAGGTAATGCAATAAATCCAGATGTTCGGTCATAGTATGGCGAAGTATGCTCAACCACCGCTTGTTGACCATCAGCAAAAGAAACTCTATAAAACCCCGCATTTCTTTTTGCAAAGTCGTCTTTATTTGGAATGTGTTGTAATACTGTAGCTCTTTTTATTTTCATTGACCTTTTCCTCCAAATGATATCGGCATATCTAACTGTATAGACTTAACTATGTAAAATTCAGAGCAAATATCCTCAGTTGAAATTGTATGTTTAAATCCTCTTATTTGATATAATCCGTTTAAAGCTCTAGTAATAAAACCTTTAGATGTATACGGAGGAGTATTTACCTCTTCTAATAATAGTAAGATGGGGGGTGTGGATAGTGCAGTTCCGCTTATATGAAAGAATGGTAAAGTTTTAACTACTCCCTGATACGCCCTGTTAACTAATGTAGAGAACAAAGACAACATTGTTAAATATGAATTTATATTTTCATGTGATCCAACAATAATTTTTAAACTTTGATTTTCTTGTTGAATAATTTTAAGCAATAATTGTAGTTGCTCTCCTTTTTCTACATCAGTTTGCTTTTTAAAAGTACTAAACTCACTGTCTGTATCTATGAACTGAAATAGTTCTACGATATCTAAATCTTTATTTTTTGCAATGCTAATTAGTTTAGCTTGTTCCCTTATCTTATTTAATTCGGCTTCCGTAAAAGAATCTAAATCGTTTTTATTTACAGAAGGTGTGTTAGGGCTGTCATTTGAAACTAAATTTAAAATCTCTGATTGACTCCAGACTGATTTTAAAGCAACAAAATAAAAATCATTAAAATTTAAATCAATATTTAAAACATTAGATTCTTTTACGCCAGATTTAAATATAGGAATTCTAGCTACTTTTAAACTTTCAGTAACATTAGGCAAAGCTAACACATCTGTAGGTGAAGTATATAAACTACTATTAACTTTTTGACAGGTTTCTACTTTTAAAAAATATTTACTTGCTATATTCTTTATATAATCATCATTAAATATACTTTTCATATCTTGAGATAGTAGATCATCTCCTGAATTTTCTGCAACAGCCCTAGCGACATAAGAATTAAAATCTGCTAAAGGTTGATTAGGATCTTTTGCTTCTGTTGTAGTCCTCCCCTCTTGAACTATCCCGTTTAGAATGTAAAACTTTTTTCCATACAAATACTTTTCTATTAAATATCTATCACCAAAAATAACTATTGGTTTATCTGATTGGAATACATTTTTATATGTTGAGTTAACTCCATTCAAATGTTTAACAAATGCATCAACAAATTGTAAGTCATCAATAACCTCAAATGCCGGGTCAATTATGGATGTTTTATTTTTAATACCTACCATAATTTTTTGCAAAGGATCTCTAAACGATTGAGTAATATCTTTTACTATACCTACACCTAAAATTAAATCTTCAGATTTACTATAACTTCCGGCATCTATTAAATTTCCTTGAGCATACCCTCTGTAATTTTTATTTATTTTTG